ATATGGCTTGACTATAATCCTTCAGATTCTTTCCATTGGATTTATGATAAGCTATTGATAAGGGATGACGTTAGCTACATTCAAACAACCTATAAGGACAATCCATTTCTTGAGCAAACAATTGTAGATGAGATAGAAAGATTACAAGGTACAGACGATGATTACTGGAGAATCTATGGATTAGGTGAAAGAGGTTTGTCAAGAGCTACTGTATTTCAATTTGAAATGGCAGATGATCCAAAAGGTAAGCTCGTTTCATTTGGCTTGGATTTCGGATTTACTAATGATCCAACTTCACTTGTTCAGGTTTACAAAGATGGGAATGATTTATACATTCACGAGATGATGTATCACACACAACTAACCAATTCAGACATCGGAGAAAAGTTTGCAGAGCTAGGTCTTACAAGATATGATGAGATATGGGCAGACTCAGCAGAGCCTAAAAGCATAGAAGAACTTCACAGGATGGGCTGGAACGTAAAACCTACTGCAAAAGGTGCTGATAGTATAATGGCAGGAATTGACATCCTTAAACGTCATAAAATATATTTAACAAAAGGAAGTGACAACGCAGTAAGGGAATTTCAAAACTACAAATGGCAAGAAGACAAGAATGGTAACCTGTTAAATAAACCCATTGACAAGTTCAATCATGCCATTGATGCGGTCAGGTATGCTACCTTTAATCGACTAAGCAGACCAAATTATGGTAGCTATGCAATAAGATAAACAAAAAAGGTTATTTATAGGATGGAACTTAAAGTAATTGTACCCACTTCACTTTCAGAAATCACACTCAGTCAGTATCAACGCTTTGCTAGGCTTGATGGTGATGATGAATTTATCAGCAAGAAAATGCTAGACATCTTCTGCAATGTTCCGTTAGAAGAATTACCCAACATTAAATTTAAAGATGTTTCTAGGGTTTCATCTAAGCTCACAAACATGATGAGAGAGAGGCCAAAACTTACACAAACATTTAAAATAAAAGGCAAAGAGTTTGGTTTTATTCCATCATTAGAAGACATCTCTTATGGTGAATTTGTTGACCTAGATACATACATGGCAGATACGAAAAACCTGCATAAAACAATGGCTGTGTTGTATCGACCAGTCACAAAAAAAATAGGTAAAAGGTATAGGATTGAGGAGTATGATGCTTCTGACAAATATTTTGATATGATGCTAGATGCTCCGATGAATATAGTTATGGGAGCTATGGTTTTTTTTTGGACTTTAGGAAAAGATTTACTGGGAATTACCCTGACCTCTTTAAAGAACGAGATACAGAAAAAGAACAGCAAGACTTCAGCAGTCAAGGAGCATTTGCCAAAAGATGGGGATGGTATACTACATTCCATTCACTTAGTCAAGGAGATGTTAGAAGATTTGACGAAATCTCAAGAATATCAGCATCCCAATGCCTTACCTATTTATCCTTTGAAAAGCACAGAGCAGAAACAGAACAACAAATTCTCAAAAGAAAAACAAAATGAGGCAGTTTTATAAAATAACAGAAACCATAAAAAACCAGTTACTGTTAAGCAGTCAATGTAATGTTGTAACATTTGGTGACATATTTGATGTCGATTTAAACAAGCAAACGATTTTTCCTTTGAGTCATATCATGGTAAATCAAACATCTTTTGAAGGTCAGATTGTAAGAGTCAACTTAACAGTTATGGCAATGGATGTTGTTGACGAAACAAAGGAAGCAATAAGAGATCAAAACGATCCTTTCTTTGGTATAAGCAATGAGCAAGATATATTGAACACACAACTTGCTGTCATCAATTCTGTAGTCGTTGAGCTTCGCAGAGGTGATTTGTACAAAGACCTTTATCAATTAGATGGCAATGTTACCTGTGTTCCTTTCACAGAACGCTTTGAGAATCTGCTGGCAGGATGGGGAGCTACGTTTGATGTCCTTATGCCTAACACAGAAATCAGTACCTGCTAATGGCACGAGAGCAAAATATAAAAGCGGTATTAGATAGGTTTGCAAACTATGTGGTTGAGCAATCTAAAGACAATCTAAGAAAACACAACGTAAGTGGAAGGTTGTCTGAATCAATTACATCAGAGGTAAGTACAGGGCCAGTTTCTTTTTCAATGGAAATTGACATGGAGAAGTACGGAGAATATCTTGACTCAGGTGTTAGTGGAACAAAGATTAAGTATGACACTCCATACGCTTACACAAGCAAGATGCCACCTTCTAGTGTGTTTTCGCAATGGGTTGTGAAAAGAGGTTTGGCAGGAGTAAGAGATAAAAAAACAGGTAGATTTTTAAAAAGGAAAAGCCTTCAATTTGCTATTGCCAAAAGCATATATTACAACGGAATAAAACCAACTAATTTTTTTACAAGACCTTTCAATTTAGCGTTTGACAATTTACCTCAAGAGATAGTAAACGCCTTTGAATTAGACAGATCAGATTTTAAAGCATTTATTAGAAAAACAAAGAACAAATGAGCGTACCAGTAAAAAGTGTTCCTACATCACTAAAGATGGCAAGAAGCCCAATCTTTTACACAGGCAAAAATAATGCGCAAACAAATGACACGCTTATTTATATGTCTTTAAATTTAAAATTTTGGTCAGGGATTAGAAGCTCACCTCCATCAGTCAACAATTATTCTCTAATTAAAAACACATCTATCAATCAGGTTATTAATTTTGAGGTAAGCAATTTAGTCAGCTCAGAGTTTTTGCATGATTTTAATATTTATAACGACATCGGTTATTCTCAATCTCCAGCAGGAGAGGTCTTATGGACAAATGGAACTGGTGACTGGAAATACTCTAATAATGGCACAGCTCCAGTTGTAGCAGTTTGGGAAACTGGAACAACAAACGCTTTTTTAACTACAAGCGGCTGGGCAGCTTTACCTAACGTCAGCAATGCTCCTGTTACTTCTGTTGTGCTTTCTGTTCCAAGAACAAGATATGTATTCACTTCAAATTTTGAGTCGTTAGCAATTTACAGTAACAATTCAAATGCGTTTACTAAAATTCGTATTAGATGGAACAATGGTGACGAGGATGATTTCGTGAATAATGATGGATCTCAAGACATACCTGACAGATCAACATTAAATACTCAAGATCAGGTAATTTATGCTGGGGTAGGGCCAGCAAATTTAAATAACAACGCAGGTATTGATCCTTCTATTAAACCTTCAAATCATACCACAGGAGATTATTATGATGTCATTTTATTAGATGATGGAGACTCAGAACTTACGAGAGTGAAATATGAGCTTACCTGTGAGCCTAAATACACTCCCTATCAGATATCTTTTGTGAATCGTTATGGAGTTACAGACTTCATCACTTTTTTTAAAGCGAGTACAGAAGCAGGAAATTTTACCAACAGCTCATTTAAAAGAAGCATTTATCAAGATGGGTTTACAGCTCCAAGTTTACAAAATGCACAATACCAAGACTTCAATATAAATAGTAGGAACAGCATTACCATGAATACAGGTTGGGTTGATGAATCTTACAACGATGTTATTGAGGACATTTTAATGAGCGAATATGTTGCAGTATTAATAGGTACTAATTGGGTTGCTGCTAATCCTACAAGGGGAACAGTAGAATATCAAAAGAGTGTTAATGTCGGAGTAATAAATTACACAGTCATTTTCACATTAGCATTTAATGAGCGACCACTATTGAAATGAATCAAGTTGATATTTACATTGGGGATTACAGACTTGACTTGTTTCAAGAGGAACAGATAAGCATAAACTTATCCATTCAAAACTATCAAGACATATCAAAAGTTTTTACTGATGTTACACAACCTTTTACTGTTCCTGCTAGTGAATGGAACAATGAGGTAATGCACAACTATTACAGGACTGATGTTACAGCCTCACAGATAACAACATCATACGGATCATCTGCGAACACATTTGACTTTAGGCTAAGACAGGCAGCAAGAATAGAGATTAACTCCATACCTTTTAGAACTGGAGTTATTCAGATGAATAATGTCTTAATAAAAGACAATGAACCTAACTCTTATTCAATTACATTCTTTGGTGATTTAGTAAATATGTCTGACTTGTTTGGTGATGACTATTTGTATGATTTAGA